TGGCATATAGTGCAAAGCGACTACAGTAAAGACGCCATGGATATAGCCGCCGAGGTTGAGAAACAACTTAACAAAATGGAGAAACCATGAACATCTTCTATCTGGACAAATGTCCCAACTCTGGCCCTGAGTGGTTCTATGATTGACATTATCATTTGCACCATAATTGTCACCATTGTATACTTAGCACTCGACCAACTGTTAACAATATTGTGGAAGGATGACTAACATGCACGAAAGTAGGAACCCCCTGTGCCACCATTGTTTCAAAACGGCGACAATACGGGAGAAAGGGCGGCTATTGTGTGCCGTCTGTTGGATTGTGAAGTATAGGACAGGATGATATGGAACCGCACACGCTTGCAATTGTGTTAAAGGCCCTATCACTGGGCATTGCAACATTCGTAATCGTAATGATGTTCGTATGGATTTGTCGAAACTTTAAGGATTAGCTATGAGAAACTGCACACGTTGCCAGACGCCATTAGAATATATTATCACCATTGACTACTTTGACCACTACTATTGCCAAGGTTGCAACAGGGAGACACACTACAACTATGATGTAACGACACACGAAGAGAAACTAACGGAGACATATGGAGAATGAGCATCAAAATGGACGATCTAGACGAGATGAACGTGTGGTTCACATTGGTAAATAGAGGTCTGGAGACAGACACCGTACAATTTTACCAGGAATTGGCAGACATCAACGGGAAGTCATCATCACTGCACTACCTCATTGAGGCAGCGGAGGGCCTGAAGGATTATCTCAGCCAAGGTGAGGACGAAGAACACATCATATACACAGAGGATGAATTTTTTTCGATAAATTAGCTTGACAGGAATTCTATGTCCTGTATAATCAACACTATTGTTACACAATTGAGAACACAATAGAGATTTCTACACTTAGTAACAATATTGTTCTCTAAGTTACAACCTTGAACAGGAGTGTCAGTATGACCCAGAAGTCAAAAATCCTTAAGCATCTAATGAGCAGGAAGAGTTTGTCTCCCCTGAAGGCCATTGGTTTGTTCGGGTGTTACCGCCTGGCCAGTCGCATCCACGAGTTGAAGAACGACGGGTATCCAATTGAGACCGTGATCAAGTCAGACGGGCAAGGCCGCACCTATGCCTCATATGTTATGGATTATGATCAATTGGTGCAGGGTCTAGTCGATGAGTACAAGCGGCGCTATGCTGGGTAAGGCATGGCATTACTGGTGCAAAGCTATCGGTCAGAAGGCGTTCCAAGACGACCTTCGGGCTGATAGGGTCGCCATAATCAGAACAGTGTGGGTTGTGTTGCACATTGTCACATGTGTGTTCATCATTGCCCATAACGGTTACAAAATGAATCTTTGGAGTATTTAGCATGAGGTGTGCGATATGTGATGTACCCCTGCCCGTATTGAGTGTAGATGATATTTGCACGGTATGTAACTGGCATGTTAAGGACGCTCTGGGCCATGCTGACCCATTAGCCTATAGAGAGGATAAGGTAGATGATATTATCACAACTGCTGGCAATACTGCTGGGATCAGCGATCAAGATTGAGCAGAACCTTAAACAACCACGAAGGGATGACAACTGATGCAGAGGGACGAATGCCTAGATACCGCCAAGGAGCTTGTTAACGGTGAGCGTGCTACAGATTATGGGTCTGCCTATGAGAACCACAACCGTATTGCCAGCCTGTGGTCTCGTTACTTGTCAGCTAAGACAGGGGTGCAGGTTCAGTTGACACCCATGGACGTTGCCCATATGATGATTTTACTCAAGGTTGCCAGGCTCATGCACTCAGGGACCGACGACTGCTACGTGGATATTTGTGGATATGCGGCTTTGGCAGCGGAGATGGATAAGGAGTACGCACGATAATGGATAGCAGTTCACAGATTAACAAATCACACCAGCCGTGCGAAGATTGTGGTTCTAGCGATGCACTGGCTGAATACGACGACGGTCACACATATTGTTTCAGTTGTAATCAACATCGCATGGAGAACCTAAACGTGTCCAACATTGAGGACTATAAGAAACCAGAACAGGACACACTCTGGCAAGACCGTAAGATCGGCGGGGCCATCGCTGAGTTCTATGAGGTGACGGTTCAAGACGACATTGTCTACTTCCCCTACTTTTCAGACGGAGTTCTGAAGGCCAGCAAGCTGCGTATGCCGGGAAAGGAACACAGGACCGAAGGTGAGTTCAGCAAGTGTGACTTGTTCGGAGCACATACCCTTACCAAAGCTGCCCCGCAACGCTCCAAGACGATCATCATCACTGAGGGTGAGGCTGACGCTCTGGCAGCGTTCCAGATGGCTAACCGTATCCCACTAGGTTCCACCAAGGTCAGTGACAGTCCCAAGAGCACTCTGGTGCCAGTCCTGAGCATCAAGAGCGGTGCAGCCAGTGCAGAGCGTGACTTCAAGAAGAACTTGGAATTGCTCGAACGTTACGAGCGTGTCTTTATCTGCTTCGACAGTGACACACCGGGCCGTACCGCCGCAGAGAAGTGTGCCAAGTTACTGTCTCCGGGTAAAGCCTACGTTGTCAACCTAGAGCACAAAGACGCCTGTGAGTATACCAAGCGTGGACTAGGAAACGAGTTTCTAGCTCACCTGAAGGACACCGACTCCTACACCCCGTCGGGTATCCACAACGGTGCAGACAACTTTGACCGCCTGTGGGACGAGCAGAACATCAAGAGCCTGGCTTTCCCCTTCCCCGGCCTACAGGAGAAGACACTTGGCACCCGTGGCAGAGAGATCGTCACATGGGCTGCTGGCACAGGTGTAGGTAAGTCTAGTATCCTGCGGGAGTTGCAGCACTACTACATTAAGAACACCGACCTGAACATTGGTATCATTGCCCTTGAAGAGAGCGTGGACCGAACCAGACGCGGCATCCTAGCTGTAGAGGCCAACCTTCCACTGCATCTTAACGAAGTATTCAGCAAGTATCCTAAAGAAAAAGTCAAAGAACACTTTGCGAATACTCTAGGCACAGGACGTGTTTACTTGTACGACCATTTCGGCAGCATGAACACCGACGACCTGCTGTCTCGTGTCAGGTTCATGGTACAAGGTCTTGACTGCAAGGTGATCTTCATCGACCACCTTAGCATCCTGGTTTCAGGGCTGGAGATCATGGACGAGCGTAAGGCCATTGACCGCACCATGACACTGCTGCGTCAGTTGACCGAAGAGACCGGATGCACTCTGCACCTTGTAACTCACCTGCGCCGCCTTGGTTCTGACAGATCACATGAAGAAGGCGTGGAGATCAACCTAGGACACCTTCGCGGATCACATGGCATTGCACAGATCAGCGACACCGTGGTAGCTCTGGAGCGTGACACGCAGAGCGACGACCCCGTGGTGTGCAACACAACGACGCTACGGGTACTTAAATGTCGCTACACAGGCGACGTAGGACTAGCTGGTAGACTGTTCTACGAGAAGAAGACCGGACGTATGACAACCATCGAACAGGAGTTCTAGTTATGGCTAAATCCAAAGGTAAAATGCTGACTTGGGAATATGACGTAGAGGTAACGCCGGAAGAGTTTATCATGCGTCTTAAGCCCCTGATCTGTGATCCTGTTAGCACTCTTATGGAATGTGACGGGGATATGTGGATGTCTGATTACTCTAAGCTTGTAAATGCGTTCTTTAAGATCAACAGTGCTGTTAAGAAGATGGAAGAGGAAAATGGCTAAGAAAACACAGATAGGTTCCGACTCATACTCTCCAGCGCCTAAGTCACGGCGTCGTGGTAAACTTTCCCCGCGTAATCATACTAAACGACTGAACAAGCGTTCCCCAGATGCAGGATCGTTGTCAAAAAAGAGAGGACAAGGGTGATGGAAGTAGAACTTATTGATCACATGGGTTCAGACTTGTCAGTGGTTAATGCAGCTAGGGTCAGCTTTGGTAAGATGAGTGAAAAGCTTTCTCAGAAGGACGAGAAGCTTATAGCTTACTTAGCCAAGCACAACCACTGGACACCCTTTGGTCACACCAGTGTAACCTTTCACGTTAAGGCTCCCATCTTTGTTGCTAGGCAGTTGGCAAAGCACCAAGTCGGACTTGTCTGGAACGAAGTCAGCAGACGTTATGTCTCTGACAGGCCACAAGCTTGGATGTCTCATCTTTGGAGACAACAGAGCGACGATAAGAAACAAGGATCAGAAAGTTTTGGCGTGGTATCTCAAGGTATCGTGGAGGACATCTACGCCTCTGCTATCTCACACTCTATTGACGCCTATAACAGGCTTCTGAAACTAAAGGTATGTGAGGAGCAAGCTAGAGCAGTCCTGCCCCAGTCTACCTATACCGAATGGTACTGGACCGGATCAGTGGCTGCTTTCTCTAGAGTGTGTAAGCTCAGGCTGGAAGAGACTGCCCAAGAAGAAACTCGTGAAGTAGCTCTTGCAATCTCAGATCATTGTGGTAAACTGTTTCCAGTGAGCTGGAGAGAACTGAATTGCTAAACACTCTTGTGATAGACATTGAGACTGACGGGCTGGATTACAACCGTATCCATTGCCTGGTCACGCTCGATGTGGACAACAACATTGTCAAGACGTTCCTAAATCCTGTGGGAGTACGCGAGTACTTTAACAGTTTTGACAAGATTGTTGCTCACAATGGTTCGGCCTTTGACTTCCCTGCGTTGCGTAAACTTTGGGGAGTAAAGGTTCCTATCGCCAAGCAGACAGACAGCCTGACATTGTCTCGCATGGCAAAGCCCGATAGGGAAAAGGGCCACGGCTTGAAGGCATGGGGAGAACGTCTAGGTTTCCATAAGGGTTCCTATGAGGAATCGTGGGAACAGCTCACAGATGAGATGATAGCCTACTGTGAGCAAGACGTTCTCCTCTGCGCGAAGGTCTACGAGATCGTCTGCGAAGAGACCAAGGATTTTTCAGAGAAATCTATAGCAGACGAACACCGTATGCAGCGTTTGGCTACACACGTTGAAGAGAACGGGTTTGCGTTTGACAAGAAGCTGGCGCACAAGATGTACTCCAAGCTGCTAAAAGAGCAGGAGGAGATCGTTATACAGATGCAGGACACCTTTGAACCAGAGGTGATCCAGTTGAAGACCAAGACTAAGCTGAAGCCGTTCAACCCAGCCAGTCGTAAGCAGATCGGTGAGAGGCT